TAACAAGTGCAGCAAAATTGTTCTCTCCAAAAATCATTGTTAGCACTAATGGAATAGTTCAGTTATTAGCTGATCTTGATCAAGACTCTACTGTTGGATTACCAACGTTTACTTTGACACAAGGTACAATTAATCTTAACGGGTTTAATTTAAGCACCTCACAATTTATATCATCTGGTACACTTACTCGTGCTATTAATTTTGGATCAACTTTTATAAATCTTACACATACGACAGCAGGAACCACTGTGTTAAGTATGGCAACTGCTACTAACTTTAGTGCAACTGGCGCAGGCGGATTTAGAGCAAACATGTCAGTAACTAGAACATTTAGTTGTGGAAATAGTGGTGCACCTACAGTAGCACCAAACTTGTTTATATTTACTGGTGCAAGTATACCTACTATAACAACGTTAAGTTACTTTAACACATTAGATTTTACCGGTAGCACTTGCTCACCAGCAACATCAACAGTTAATGTTGTTAATGCAACATTAGCAACTGGAATTGGAGTTTTTACTGCGTTAACATTGAATTGTAGTGGTAGTGGAACAATAACAACTAATGCAAAAACAATAGCAGCAGTTACTGTATTGTCAGGAAGCCCTATAATATCTGGAACATGTACTTGTACGACATTCACGGTTAACGGCGGAACACTTACTGCTTGGGGAGGTACGATTGTACCAACTGGTAGTTTTATTGTTACTACTGGTAATGTATTCTTAAGCAATGGCGGTACATTAACCGTGACCACGATTACTCAAAACGGTGGTGGTGTATATCTGACTGCAAGTTTTACAATGACTGCTGGAACTAGTACATACACATTCAATGCAGGTACATTAAGTATATACAATACAGGTAGTAATCAAACATTATCAGTTGGTAGATTTATTTCTAACGGGACTGGTGTTCGTTTCTTACAACTATATGGATACATAAGATTAACAAATGCTACAGCAGCAGCACTTGCAGTTGATATGGCAACTACAACTAACTTGATAGTTGATTATGGTACATTCTATAGTCCAGCTGCTGGGTTCTTAACAGTAGGTACAGTAGCACAAACATATACAATAGGAACGACTGGCGGTAGTGTAAATAATGCAATAAGTATCACATGGGATAGTGGTGGAACAGCAATACCTACTATAACAACTGGTAGCTGGTTCGCTAACTTTGATCCAAGTGCCGCTGGTGCATTCACGATAGCTGCTACTACCATCAACATAGCAAACTCTGTTACATTGAGTAGTGCTGGAACTTGGACAAACTGTTCGTTCAACTTGCGAGGTAGTGGAACTTTCAATAGTAATACTAAAAGCTGTGCTACATTAACTCTTAATAGTGTTGGAGCATATAGTTTAGCTGGCGCAGCTATACTATGTGTAACCTATCAACAAACAGCCGGTTCATTATTCTGTGGTAATAGTTTAACTTGTAGTGGTACTGCTACTTTCAGTGGTGGTAGCTTTGGTATATCAAATGGTACATTAGCCTGTACAACATTTACAGTTAACGGTGGAACTCATGTTTGGGCAGGTGGTAATGGAACATTAACAGCGTCGGTTGGTATTGTTGTGTCAGCCGGTTCATTCACATACAGCACCGGTACGATAAGTGCGATATCTTCATGGACTATACAAAGCACCGGTTCAGTAACATTTGCGAGTAATTACGCATTGTCGGCGACCGGTACCTTTACTCTCAGCGGTGGCAGTTTAATAATTAATCCCGGCGTAACTTTAACAGTTGGTATATTTAGTAGCTCCAGCGCCGGCACACGCAGTATTGCATTTGGTAATAATGTCACAGCAGGAAATATTTCACTAGCACATACTACAGCAGGAACTGAAGTAATGACTTTCGGTAGCGGTCCCTGCACATTTTCCGGTGTTGGTGGATTTACCGCAGTAATGAACATTACTAGGACATTTAGGGCACAGGGCGGCACCAACGCAGCGATAAACACTTATGTACCTTTGTCTATTTTGTCGGGGGCATCTGTTCCAACATTTATAGACAGCAGTTATTTCACAAGGTTAAATTTTGGTTCATCAACTGTAACTCCTTCTGCGGCAGTAAATCCTTTTATACTTATCTTAGGCGGTGATAATGCACTTAACGCCGGTGGGACTTTTACCAATTGTGCAATAAGTTATAGGGGAGCAGTACCCGGTACATTTACCACTAGTGGAAAAACAATATCAAGTTTTAGCATGGATTCAACCACCTCAGCTAACACCGTTTGTACTTTAAACGGTTCTTTAACTATGACTGGTTCCATTTCAATGGGATCAGGTACATTAAATATTTTAGGATATACTGTAACAGCCGCAGGAGTGATTAGTAATTCAAGTTTTGCTAGAAGTATTATTGGGAGTAATGGAACAATTAATATTAATAGTTCGAGTGGTTGGGCTGATGTTCAAGCAGGAAATTTGTTCACAGCATACGGATTTACTCTCAACTTTATATCAACAGTTGCAGTAAGTATGTCTTTCAGCACAGGTTCAAATTTGCAGATAACAATAAATCAAGGCGGGACAGGTTCATTAACATTTTCGCAACTTGGCACAAATCCTATTATTAATAACATAACAAATACAATTCAACCATGTACCGTAACATTTACATCAGGTCAATCTTTTACTTTTAATAATTTCAATTTGCGTGGAACAGCAGGAAATTTAGTGACTGTTAACTCAAGTTCCGCAGGCACTCGTGCAACAATTCGTAAAGCTAGCGGCACAGTATATGGAGAATATCTGTCTATCCAAGATATAAATGCGACCGGTGTCATCGGGCAGTCCGCTAGTGCTCCTACTTGGTATGCAGGACCCACTTCAACCAATGTAAGTAACAATACAGGTTGGATATTCACGCGACTACCCATCATCTCAATGAGTAATGTATCCATCGATGCAAGCAATGGTGGCATTACTTTTGGCGACCAACCCGTTTAACATAAATAAAATATGAAATACTTAACCATCACCTTACTATGCCTGTCCTTCTTGTCCGTTTATGCACAAGATAAACCCGATGAAGTTGTAAATGTCAAAATAGAATGTTACAATACCATGAAAGTATTCACGGAGTTACAGAAAACTTATAAAGAAATACCTGTCATCTTGGGTAAAGCTAGTGATCAAGCAGGTTCTACTATGACATTGTGGATAAGTCCAAAAGAAAAATCTTGGACAATCGTAGCAACTAAAGATAAACTTAGTTGCATTGTTGGTTCAGGGACTGATGCTGAATTCTCACCAGTCTTTATGAAAAAGAAAGATTCATTTTAATTGAAAAAATATCTTGCAGCCTTACTGTTATGTGCTTCTTTTTGTGCTACAGCACAACCGTTGACTGCTCAAGCATGGTTAGTCGCGGACGATAAAGGAAACATATTACAAGGTGTTCACACTAGAGATGTGAGGGCTATCGCTAGTATAACCAAACTGATGACTAGCATAGTGATATTAGATAGTGGTCAATCATTATCTGAAACTATCCCAAAGAAACTCTACAACAGAAAATTCACTAGACAAGAATTATTGAATCTAGCTATAATCAAATCAGACAACAACGCAGCCAGGACACTTTGCGAATACTACCCAGGTGGAATACGCAACTGCGTACAAGCTATGAACGACAAAGCTATACAATTGAATATGAAACAAACGGTCTTCACAGACCCTACTGGATTATATAACACTAATGTAAGTACAGCAGAAGATTTAGTCAAGTTGGTAATGTCTGCAAAGAATTACTCAATCATCACCAATGCAAGCAATACAGCAACGGTTCGTTGGCAAGTCAATAAAAAGAGATATGCTATCTTTCGCAACACCAATAACCTAATAGGTAAGGGTGTAGACTTTATAGTGAGCAAGACGGGTTGGATAACAGCTAGCGGTGGTTGCATCGTTATGATGCTCAGGAACGAAAACGGGATACGTACTGTGATATTACTGGGAAGCAAGAATCCTAAGACTCGTATCCCAGAAGCTTACCAGATATCTAAATTAAATTAACGCTTTTTAGGCATGTAATCTACTCCTGCAACGGGAGTAAAATCTTTAGTGAGATTGTTAACCATATCTTCACCGTACTTTAGTGTAATGAGGCTAAAGTTTTGCTCATTACCTTCTTTATGAATACCAATCATTAGATGTTGGTGCCATTTAATTTTTGTGGCAATAATTTTTTTGACAGAATTATCACTTAAGATATCATCAAAATTATTTGATTCACGGAAAAAAGTATAGTATTTCATTGTTTCCACAACACAAAAGCTGTATAGTCTCGTTCTTCTTCAAAGTAAAATTCGTACATGCCACCATCACGACCTGCAGGTATGACACAATCATATGTCCAATTACCGATACAGTTTCGCTCTAGCCAACCTATCATTGGTCTTAGATTGCCATAATCAATAATGATTTCAGCTTTTAGTTTCGTATTTAGTGACAACTACACCACTGCTTTCTAGGAATTGTATTCCTGATGTATCTCTATAAGTATTGCGATAGTATAAACTATTGATACCACTTTGATAAATCAGTTTAGCACAATTGATGCATGGAGCATGGGTGCAGAACATTGTCGCACCTTCGCTGGATTCTGTGCTTGCTGACACTTTAGCAATTGCGTTGGTTTCTGAGTGTAATACTTCTTGTTTGGTAACAAGTTGTCTTACAAACTTTTCATCTAGTTCAATTATCTCAGTTCTCTCACATTCATTATCCCATCCACTAGGCATACCATTGTATCCTGTAGCAAGTATCTTGTTACCCTTGACGATGACAGAACCAACTTGCAACCGTTTAGCATAACTCAATGTGCTAGTGAGTTCTGCTACCTTCATATAATAATCAACGAATTTCTGTTTCATTTTACATAGAATGTTTTGATATGTTCTCTGGCTGACTTGTTGCTTAATATACTTAGCACATAATTTGTCTGCTTATATTTTTCACAAAATGCTTCACCTAATTTGTCATTACCTTTGATTTCTTCAAATAGAAAATTCTTACAAAAATTGTCAAATTCTTCTTGGGTGATATAGAAGTCTTTATTAATTTTTTTCTGTGACCACAATTCTAATTGATTTACTACTTGATCAAACATATCAATCCCACATGCTACGAAAATACTTACCGAACAATTCTAAACCTTCTTGTATCCGTTCATCGTGCTTCATGTGCCCGACAGTATCGTACCAGTGTTCACTGGGATTCTTATCAACCATTTTGTATGTTGCTTCCATCACACCAGTGACTGGATTAGGGTATAGTTTATCAGTCTTGACCCAATCATACTTAGGTTCACCATGATGATATTGGTCATCATAATCAGCTTTGAGCAGTTGCTCAAAGGACCAAATCATCTTATCTAATGTCTCGTCCCAGCGTTCTAGTCCTGCTTTCCATGCATCATCATATGACTCTTGGTAAAACTCAAAACTATCTTGATTGCTAGAGGATCCATCATCCGCAAATTCATTTGGTACACCTTGCTTAGTAGCTTTGAGTTGCAGCAATGCAGGATAGATGATCAGTGCTAGCGTACTGTCTAGGCTCCATGTATCGTATGTATCAATTTGTACATCAATCTTTCTGCGAGTTTTAGAATCTTTTGGATATTTACCGATGTTTATTTTCATGCATCTAAATCTACATTGAGACCCTTCTTATGACCTAATCGTTTGTTGCGTTCGGTTCTGAGTTCTTGGGTCTTTACTTGGCGATCTCGTTCTAATCTATCTCGTTCTTCTACCTTGTGTTGATAATTTTTATCTTCATTTATCCGTGCTAGATGCTGACGATGTAACTCGTCATCCCGTTGTAGGACAGCACGATCAACCCGCATTGAGTTCTTTCCTGACTTCCCCGTTGATGAACCAGACAACTTCTTTATCATAATTTATAACACATGCCACTTCAGCTTTATCGTATTTATTAGATAGTGATGCTAGTTCGGTTAAAAGTTTCCCTTGACATATGAATTTATTTGTAGGATGCTCATATAGGTATAGTAATCCATCACAATTCTCTACAAAGAATTTTTTGATTTCTAACTTTTCTTCCTCTTCAAAATCTACTCCGGCTTCTTCTAGTGCTTTCTGTAGACGATATAGTGTATATTTTGTACCAAAAAAAGCTCCTGCTAAAAATATAGTCAATGACTGGAGTAGATAAATTATTGTAGAGTATTCCATAATATTATTTATTAATAGTTAAATTAGACCACTTTTTCAACTTGTGAAACTTATTTAGTTTAGCCTCGTTAATTCCTTCAATGGTAACACCAACATTCATATCTGTCAATAGTTCTACCATTGCAAACAAATCACCAATTTCTTCTTCAAGCATATTTATGTTAGTTCTGTTTTTACCCGGTTTCATTTGATCGGGTCCAAAACGCATACACTTACTAACTGCTTGTGTGACCTCTGCACATTCTTCTTGCAGTATTAGTAATACTTCTTTTGTTTGTTCATTCATTACTTGGTCCATTGTGTATTCAGTATAGAAACAACATAGTCAGTTGATTCAGATACTTCCCATGTTCCATGCGGTGGACAGAAAACGAAAGTAACATTCTCTGTTTCTCCAGTTTCTCTGAGTACAGGTGATGTATGAATTGATTGAATCAAATCACTATTAAGTGCTATCTGAGTTCCACGATAAGCTGGGTTTGCGTTTGTTAGTATAATGTACATTTTGTTTCCTTAGTTTGTTTTTGCGTTTTTTAAATATGTCTCGTTATGTATCCATTTGTTATTCGTAAAGAATCCCCAATCTCGTTGCTGAGGTCCCATAAAGAATAATGTATAAGCAGGTTTGTTGTTATCCAGTTCAAGCCAATGATATTCATTTGACTTACGCATGATAATGCTTCCTGGGCCACGCCATACTTTGTTCTCGCCCACTACTTCTTTTGTGAATGGATTGATGCACGGGGTGTGTTCATAATAACCACCACTAAGTATGATTGTCATAAAAGACCATGGATGATCGTGCATGATTGGATCATCTGACCGTACGATTTTATGTAATGTGACATTGAAGGGGAAGTTCTTGCGGTCTTTAAGAAAGATATAGTATCGATGCATATAGTCTGCACCAGTAGTACGATCTGGAATTAACCTGTATCGACCTAGTTTGTTCATAACCTTATGAAATATGTTCATGTAACTCCTAGTATAAAATAGAAAACGGGCTTGAGGTGCCCGTTGAACCTAGCTAGTCAATATTAGACTAGACCGAGAGCCAAAGCCTTGTAACCAGCAGCTACAACTTCACGGCTAGGACGACCTAAACGGTACTTAGTAGAAACTCGACCTTTGGTGTCTGTGTGCTTGTTAGCATACACAGCAAAACCTGCGAAACGCAAATCGCTAACAGTAGCGGTTGGGTTCTTTACGCCGAAACGTGCAGCAATTTGTTTTGCGGTGAGTTGCTCACCTTTTTGTAGTGCCTCTAAGACACGGGCTTGTTTAGTTAAAGTCATTTTGTTTTCCTTTTTAAATGATTCATCGTTGTTACAATGTACTACGATTATACGATAATATCGTTGTTTATACAATACATATTGGACATGTTGTTGCCCATACAGCATACTTAGATGTCCAAAAACTTTGTCTGAAATACATCGGCTTGTTCATCATGTCCTGCATAACCACGCGGATTGCAAACCACACGGGTCGAACCAACCATGTAATCGACAGGGTCGTGCATATGACCATGAGTCCATAATACAATCTGTGGATGATCCAAGATGAATTCGCTCAAGTCACTGGCATAACCACCGTTCATCAGTTTATCATTGCGATATTTTTCATGTATGCTATTCAATGTAGGTGCATGATGCCCAACAAACACGACCTTCTTATCTTTCAAGTCAGGCAATACTGCTTTCAGATAACTAATAGTTTGCTGATGACGATGCATAGCATGAGCAGGACGCAACTTAGTAAAACCGTGTTCATCATTGCGAATGATTCTAAAATCATTCATCATATCACCCAATGCATGTAATGTGAGTGGGTCACCCTTGTTGCAATCAGTCCACAATGTAGCACCGATGAAGGTCACATCATTGATGGTCTTCATTTCTTGCTCAAGGAAATAGATGTTTGGAAACTTACTGTATTCATCACGCAGATACTGGATACTGGCTTTCCAGTTACCATGATAGAATTCGTGATTGCCTGCAATTACCACAACATGGGGGAATTGAAAGCTACAACGCTTGATAAAGTCACGGAAGCGCAATGCGGTCAATTGCCTACGACCCAAGTTAGGGATGTTTGTAGGATCCATTGGATGCACTTCAGGATGATTGTGCAGGTCCTCAGCGACAAGGATATCACCGGACAATATCAATACATCAGCATTCTCTGTATTCTGAATGTTGATGTCCTGAAATTCTAAATGGAGGTCCGAAACCACGGCTATTTTCATTTTGTTAACAATTCTATTAATTTCTTTTGGGTGATAACCTCGTGAACACCCTTTACTTCTTTTACTATCATTTCCATCTCAACGATTTCCCATTCTGATATCTTGTGACTTTGGTATTCGTTGTTCATAACAACTGTCAGGAATGACCGTAACCCTCCAATCTTTTGAAAGATTCGTCCAACATTATCATAGTGATTATAATTTGGAGTACCACTCACAAACATTGCTGGGTTGTCTTTACTTCTAATCTTGTAATAAATCATGCTATCGCTACTAAGTGTTTGCAAGTGCCACGGAAAACATATCCAGGGCAAGTGCATGACTTTTCTTCTGTGTCAATAGAATAGACCTGACCCTTGCTACCGGACACTTTGACTATTGTACTCTTTTCTTTGACCTTCTTGAAAGGATTTGGGTTAAGTGCTACAAACTTACGACCACGCTTGTCGATGGTCAATGGTGTTTTGAGATAGAATGGCGTAGCAGAACCCTGCTTGATATACGCAAGCACCTTGGTACCATCAAGCAAGTATTTATGATTGGGCTGAACATCTCCCGACCATTGTGTTGTTTCTACTACTGCTTCCATTATTCTTCAACTCCGAAATGTTCAAGCATTGCGCTGGACAATTGATTGTCTCTGTTAAGAGCACACTCATATCCCATGACCATATAGACACAATCCCGCACAATCAACTCGGCGAACTTTTCTTTATCGAAAACTTCAAATGTCAAGGGGTTATATGGAGTAGGCCCTTGGGTAGAAGTAGCCTGCTCAATAAGTTTCTGAATTCGTTCGTTCATTCTTCAACTCCGTAAAAATGTTCTTTAATCATTTCTTCAGCATCAAACATACCGTCTTCCCAACCTACTTGATAATCAGTGCTTTTGTCCCGACGCAATTCCTGCGTGTCAAGAACGGTATATCTCAACTGTTCAACACATTCCTGAACAATCAACTGGGCGAACTTTTCGTACTTTTTTAAGGCATCTGATTTTTCACCAGGGGTCATATGCTCATTGACAAACCCATGCATCTCAGCAAGTTTTAGAATTCGTTCGTTCATACTTCGTCATCCTTTTGTATGCTGGGAAATTTAGCACTGGTGTATCTTACAATCAACACACTAGCAGCGGTTATGAATGTACAACCAGCTACAGCCATCATTTCATGGATGTTGATGGGCAAGTGGCTCATGATATCCACTGTGTGTCTGGTCAATGCTGTGATAGCAATATACAGCAGGAAACGCACTGGCATGTGATTGGTTCTGAAATAGATACCCACCATGGCACCAATCTCCACATAGATAAACATCAAGAGCAAATCACTCACACTGGCATGATGCTTTTGAAACAATTCAATAAAGGTCCAGCCAGCTGCCCACACTGTGGCCGCACCAATGCCAAACAAGGCCAGTTTGTGAAACACAGATACCATGACATCGCCCATGCGGTCAATCTTTTTAATCTGTTCGTTCATAACAACTCTACCTTAACTAATTTTTCAGCCAATAAATACAATTGTCCAGGGACCATGCCAGTATCTTCATCTGCCTTCGCAACACCAACATACCACACACCATCACACATGATGTAGATGTATTCGTAATCATAGTCCTTGCTCAAAAACTCAGCATATGATTGGTCCACTGTGAAATCAACGCCTGTTTCTTTGCGATCACGACCGTAGAATGTAGTCATCTTGCCGTACAATTCGGCATACTTTTCATGGGAGATGTTAGGGATGACATCGCAACCACTGAAGGGATGCTCGTCACCGATCTGTTCTTTCAGGCTAGAGATATCACCGAGAGCAACCAGATGATTTGCCTTAGCACTATCATAGTGGTCTTGCAATAGTTGACCATTGTGTTCCAGATAGCCGTCCCAATGACAGTAAACGCTTTTCAGTTTCTCACCATGCATGACACCGATTCGTGAACGTGTAGACATTTGAAACTCCTGTAATTAACTGATTAAGACTCTATTATATATCCAAACCCATTTGTTGTCAACTATTAAGAACCAGTTGACAATGACAGAATTTTAGGGTTTTCGCGGCTTTGATCAAAAGCCTCAATAAAGATATGATGACTGTCGCGGCTGTCCCGAATGACCGCGTTAGCAGCAACAAATAGTGCAGCCCATGTCAGACCATTGATTTTGACCTGATATTCATTGCCGTGATAGACCTTGTAAGAAACTATTTTCGCACCCTTGAACGGATGGGGTTCGCTGAGATTTTTCACTTCGTAGATAGACCAGATTGCAGACAGACCTAACTCCTCACGCACGGTCTCGTAATAGTCAAATTTAGTGTCGAATTCTGTATCTGTCATTTTCTAAGTCCTTTAATTAACTGTCTAAGTATGTATTATATACCCAAAACCATTTAATGTCAACCTTACACAAGGTCTACTTGAATCTGTTTACCACGGATAGTAGTGCCAAGTCCAGTTGGGATAGCTTTGCGTAGTGATTTTGCAAATTCCCGTTCGTTTGCCAACTGTTGTACTGCATCCCAGCACAATACGCGGGCGTTAGTGGTAGCAAACATTTCGGTCATTTGCTGAACCGTCATATACATACCAATGTCATTCTCGGATCCATCGCCCTTGAAAATCACACGGAATTTCTGAGAATTTTTCAAACCTTCGATGATAGTCTTTGTACGCATTTCAAGTCCTTTAATTAACTGTCTAAGATTGTATTATATACCCAAAACCATTTAATGTCAACCTAATTTAGGTCTTAGTTCTTACACAAGTCTCGGAAAGATTTCTTACGATAAAGATTCCACATTTTCCAAGAAAACCCGCCCTCACGCAACCCATTTGGCATTCCACCTGCATCAGAGAAAGTGATTTTCACTTGTGGAAAATCACAATATTCTGAATTTGGGATTTTGAAGTAGAAAATTTCGTTAGCAATTGGATCTGCAATTACACAAATAAGATCACCTGTTTTGTTCTTTGTGCCAATTGAACATTTACGAATAGGGCTTTTAGATCCTGCCCCGTGCCAATTGACAGTTCCTTTCTTAGCGTCCCAACCGTTCACAAAATCTTCACCATCAATTGATGAACGTTTTACTTTTGCTACTTTGCTAATAGCCTCCTCGACTAGGGTTTCTACTGCAATTATGCCTTTTTTGGAAGCCTTGACAAGCGTGTTAATCTCGTCTTTAGAGTACCGCAGGTATTTGCTTAACTTAGTGATGATTAGCGCATCACCGTCTATGATAGCATTAGAAATTTTGGAAGCCATTTCAAATCCTTTTTACAGTTGAAAGACGTAGTATATACTATTATGGATTTATTGTCAACCGTTTTAAGGACGTTTTTTCAATACAGAATCTGCTAGTCCGTAGGCTACTGCTTCAGTAGCACTCATAAAGAAGTCTCGTTCCATATCTTTAATTAACTCATCATATGTCTTACCTACACTATTGTGATCAACATAGATTTGCGTCAGGCTCTTTTTCATCGCTAGTATTTCTTTAACTTGAATTTCCATATCAGTTACTTGACCATGTGCGCCACCACTTGGTTGATGAACCATGTGTCTAGCATTAGGTAATATATAACGCTTGCCCTTTGCGCCTGCTTGAGCAAGTAAACTGCCCATGCTACATGCTTGACCCATAACGATGGTCATAACATCGGGCTTGATGAATTGCATACAATCATAGATTGCCATACCAGCAGTCACACTACCACCGGGACTGTTGATATAGATAGAGATATCTTTCTCGCTTTCGCTTTCCAAATAAAGCAATTGGGCAACAACTAGATTTGCCATTTGATCATGTACTTCACCTTCAAGCAAAATTACACGGTCACGCAACATGCGGCTGTAGATATCGTAACTACGCTCACCTTTGCTTGTTTGTTCTAAAACCATTGGGACTAGAGTCATATACTTCCTTAAAATTAAAAGTATAGCAGAAAGATTATCTAGTTGCAACTAGTTTGGTTACCGTTTGCGTTTTTCTCTAGTGCCAGTTTCTTTAGGCTTTGTTACTGGATTGACGATATCTTTTGCTGCGGTTGCTAATTGGTCAATGCCTGCATTTTTTTCTCGTTTGGGTCTAGTTGTGGTTGCAGTCTGTTCATCATCTTTTGGTGCACCGGAACCTTTGTCAATTTTAAATGTATAGTTACCTTTTATACCAGTGCTATAATATGTTTTACCTGCTGATAGATAAACACCTTTAATACTTTCACCTGGATAAATTGTATTGAATTCTTGTAATGTCCATTTACCTTTACCTTCACTTGCTTTGGTATACATCTGCACTAACGCACCATTGTTTAATATATCAGCAGCAGCTTTACTAAATTTAGTTTTCTCATTGACTTGTGTAGCAGCTTTGTGTGCTACTGCTGCCATTAAGTGATAATATAAATTAACATTATCTGGATCATCTGTATTGCGTGATTGTGCTAATTTTGTTAGATTTGGACTAAGACCTAATTGGTCAATATTATCTAAGCTAACAGGACCTATCTTTTTAAATGCTCTTATCATATCAGCGTCATCTGGGCTAATGATATCATAACGAACACCTAACATCAATGGTGCACCAGCTTGTCCAGCATCTTGTATCTCACGCAACATATCAACTACTTCTTTATGTTTGCTTAAGAATTTGTCACCGTCTGGTGTTTCTGCTATCTTATCAATTTGATCGATTAAATTACTTGCACTGGCTGTAGCACCCTTGCCGCCTTTTGTACTAACTAATACACTACCTCCTTGACTATTGGATATAACGCTATCACTAAGTCCTGCTGTTTTGCTATCATCAAAACTAATCAATGTCTTTTGAAATGTTCCGCCTAAAAATCTATTTGCTGCTTCACCTGCGTTACCTGTAAATTGGCCTTTTTGCAATGCTATCGGTTGTAGTATCTCGCAGAAGTAATCACGGAAAGCAGAGAAGCTAACTCCTTCAGGGGCTTCAAATGATATGGGCAATGGTTGTCCCATTGCAATATTGTGTGCCAGTGCGTATAACGGACTATCTGTTCCTAAACTACTAGCAAGTTGATTCATTATCTTTGGAATAGTTAAATCAATCTTATCAGTTAACAAATCTTGTGGACTTAATCCAGCATCGGCTTTAGCAGCAGCTTTGCCACCAAACTTATATGTTGTTCCATCTATTGTGAATGTATTTGATACTTTGTTATCAGTTATAGAAGGTTTAACTTCTTGCAGATATTGCCCAATTACAAAATTCCCAAATGAGATTATTGCAAATCCGCCAGTGCGTCCGGAACGACTATTTTGCCACTGTATGTCTGGAACTTGTTGTTCAATTTCACCTAATGCTTGATCTAGTTCTTCAGGGGTAAATTTACCACCGCCTTCGGGAAAAAATTTAATATCGTTAAATATTGCTTCTTCTCCGTTTTCATTTTTAAAAACATCCCCTGGTTTACGACCTGCTAAACCAGTGCTTTCAGTTAGTTGTTCAATAATATTAATAAATTCACGCATAGTTTAGTATTTATCAGTAGGAAAAAATATAAAATTCTTACCCGATATTAAATACATGTGAAGGAGACATTTTATGTTAGATTTTTTAAAGAAGTTATTTGGATTGAAGTCCAATAGTGATAGGCACCCATTGGATGCAGTTACAACCACTAATGTATCAGGAACTTATAAGGTACCGGAGCCAGCAGCAACAACCCCTATTCCATATGTACCTGAGCCTGAATTAGGATACGATATGGGCGGTTCTTACGTTATTGAGAATCCAAAACCTAAGCTAAAAGCAGTAGCAAAACCTAAAGCACCGGCTAAGCCAAAAGCAGAAAAGCCAGCAGCAGCTAAGGCACCAGCTAAGCCAAAAGCACCAAGAAAGCCTAAGATTAGTATTGCTAAGTAAATGACTACGATAGGGTTTGACTTAATAAGTGACTTGAATCTATTCCCTGAGGATAGTTTCAATTGGGAAGGTAAAGCAACTAGTTTATACTGCATAATAGCAGGAAACATTAGTCAAGATTTACGAACTGTTAAACAAACACTATCGCATTTATCTAAATTCTATCAAGGTGTATTCTATACACTAGGTTCATTAGAATATCATAATAATGATAACGTAGCTAAACGTACAGAAGAAATACATAAGGCTTGCAAAAGCATACGCAATCTAGCAATTATGCACCACCATGTGGTAGTAATTGATGGTATCGCTATTATAGGGGCAAATGGTTGGTACGGGAATACCGTAGAAACTGATGATGTTGTGGTCAATGCTGTGGTTGAAGTACATCGTAACGAAGATTTAATTTATCTAAAAAGCACCATTGAACGATTACAAAAACATTTAGATGTTAAGAAGATTATAGTAGTCTCTAATTCTGCACCTAACGAAGAATTATATTTTGGGGAACACCCAAAACATTTAGAAAATCAATTACACATGAGTATGAGCCTAGTAGCTGATACTGAAAGCAAAGTGTCGCATTGGTTATACGGTACATATGGAAAAGTAGTTGACACCAATATCAATGATATCAACTACATAAACAACGGGTGTTTCAAGCGAAACCCCTATTGGGCTAAAAGAATAGAAGTTACTCTTTAAGCCTCTGCTTCAACTTTAATTTGAAGTGGGAACCCATGACTGCGCGCCTCTAGTGTAACCTCAATCCCTTTTTGTTCTGCAATTTCATAGGGCAGTACAGCAACTACAGCACTACCTTCTTCATGGATGTTGTGTGTAATTGTGCTAGCAGTATCTTGGTTATAGTTAAAGTAATCAATTAAACTACCTACAACAAATTCCATACTAGTTACGTTATCATTAATATAAATGATTTTGTACAATGGAGGCTCAGTCAATGCTAGATTGGGTTTGATTTTGATTTTTGTTTCTGTTTTAGACATAGTAGTTTAATAGGTGTTAGTTATAAAGTGTGTAGCCACTGTGACTACACACTTGCTATTATATTATTTAGTAAAAGAAATAGCAATAGACTTGGGCTTTTGTTCTTCTGGTATTTCACGCTTTAAGTGAACATTAAGAATACCCAATTCTAAATGAGCGTTAGAAATTTCTACATAATCAGCAAGTTGAAATTCACGACAGAAGTTGCGTTCGCTAATTCCTTTATGTAGATAATTAACCTCAGATGTCTCAACTGTATCTGCGTCATGCTTACCTTCAATTATTAAGAAGTTTTTATCTTTTGTAACTGTGAGATTATCATGACCAAATCCTGCAACAGCAATACTAATCATATACTCGTCCTCATTGATTTGAACTACATTATATGGGGGATAGTGTGTATTGGAATTTAGATGTTGAGAATGCATTCTATTTAACTCATCAAACATTGTATCGAAACCGATACCAAATTTGTGAAGTGACGGAATGTCAATGGTGCGAAGGTGTAAAGTTTTTGTCATTTGTTTTCTCCTTTATAAGCAAGATGACTATAAGTAGACCCGATTATCGGCATCTACAATGAGTATTTATTCAAATAAAAATACGCAAAAAATTCTACTATTTAACTTAAAATTGTTTTTTGGGAAGACTTTGGTCGCGCAAGTATTTCTGCCATCTGCGTTTAGCTAAACCTTTATTCACCTTACGTTCTACCGAAGGTTTGACATATTGTTCACGGTCGCGCAGTTCCTGTAATAGGTTCTGATCGGTAATCTTCTTTTTGAATTTACGCAACGCTTTTTCTACATTTCCATCCGTGACAATAACTCGTCTTCCTTTTATACTCATATTAATGATTTTGGTTTTAACACTTGCTCCCTTGTTATATTTATCTCGGTTACGTTATTTTCTCTGTATTCCTTAGTATTAAACATATGCGGCATTAATGCTTTCTCAATTTCCGTATGCAATCCACGTGCTCCGGTCTTTAATTTCAAGCAATTGTCAACAATTTGCTCCAATGCCCCACTGTCAAAATCTAATTTTATATTGTCAATGCTCAACAAATACTTATACTGGTCAATATAGTTGTTTTTGACTTCGGTAAGTACACGCAATAATTCTTCTTTGGTTAATTCTCCAATACTGACTGTAGTAGTGAAACGACCAATGAATTCAGGAATCATTCCAAATTTAGTTAAATCATCAGGAGTTACATCAGTTAAGTTGCCTTCTTTATTTTGATCTTTAATTTCCGCCCCAAACCCAATACTAGTACCGTTCGTGCGACTATTGATTATGCCTTTCAATCCAACAAACGCTCCGCCTGATATGAATAGAATATTTTTCGTATCAACCTCTAGCATTTCACCGCCTGGATGCTTTCTGCCACCGCTAGCTGGAATGCGACATACCGTACCCTCTACTAGTTTAAGTAACGCTTGTTGAACACCTTCACCTGATACGTCACGGGTTATGTTTGCGCTTTCGCCTTTACGTGCAATCTTATCAATTTCGTCTACAAACACAATACCGCGCTCTGCTAGTCTAGGATCACCGCCAGCAGCATTAACCAACATACTAATCATTGATTCAACGTCATCACCTACATATCCAGCCTCAGTCAAACTAGTAGCATCAGCAACTACAAAGGGCACTTTGAGATATTTGGCCACAGTCTTGGCAAGCAATGTTTTTCCTGAACCAGTTGGGCCAATTAATAATACATTACCTTTTTGAATATCTAAATCCTTAGGTGGGTGTGTGATGCGCTTATAGTGATTAGCAATAGCCACACTCAATACCTTCTTAGCACTATCTTGACCAATAACGTGTTTGTCTAGATAATCTTTGATGCTAGAAGGATCATTAAATGTTTCTTCTTCTTTGGGCTTTGGTGTTTCGGATGTTAGATTTTCATCTTCAATCAGTTGGGTACATAGTTCAATGCATTCACTGCATATAGCAACATCATCTCCAACGATTAATTTTTTAACTTTATCTTTATGTGTATTACAAAAAGAACAATATGTCAATTTTGATTCAGTGGTCATATATTAATTTATCTTTTGGTTTCAGTGTTCATATTTTTAAGTACAACTACCAGCACTTACTACAGCCAATTCAATCTTGCTTGTTTGTTGTATTAGGGAATTGTATGCAGGTGGAATTTGCAATTGAATCGACCCAGACTCCATCCCATTACCAAATATAAAAATACCACGACGGTCATTCATATTATAGAACACTGGCTTTCTGTTTGCAATGGAATCCGGAGAATAGCATTTCTTGTACAATGTCTTACCATTACCATCAAGCATATCTAATAAAATACGTAACTCTTTTCTACCAATGATTTCAGTTTTAACATTTTGCAATGTAGGGATATCATTGAACTTAAACCAATTTTTATCATTTGGTGTATTATACTTGTCAGTAATAATAATATTTGCAGGAGCCATTGCACCTGTTTTGTATGTGTTATCTTCTAATAAACCCATAGCTTCACGTATAGCAACAATAAAATCATTGTTCCATTGCATAGTATATGGAATCTTTAAGATAGTATTACGATAGCTATCTACGGATAACACGTAAGGTTGTTGATTGATTACGAATGCATTCTTTGGATAGCTACCCATCACAGTTTGAAGTAGTTGGTCACCTTTTTGTTTTTGATTCAAAAATGAGTTAAGAGTAGTAACTACCTTCTCGCCATCAAAAGACTTTTTATCTTTGCCTTGTGATAGTTTTTGATTCATCAGTTTGCTATCAGCAACCAATACATCTACTGTAACTTCTACATTAGAGTTCTTTGGTACAATTGAGATTATTTTAAAATCATCAACATAACCAGCACTATAGACAGAAACATTGTCCTTTAATGTGTTTTCAAAACTTGATTCACGCTCACTAAGAACAATTGTACCTACTCGTATTTGAATAGCTTCACGGAAAGCAAGTTCTTTTGCTTGTTCAAGTGTAGGCGCTGTAGCAACTACACGGATGTAGTTATTTCCAGCAACTGCACTACCAACAAACAATAAACATGCCACTAAACTTAGTAGCTTGTTCATGCTTATTTACCGTCAAATTTCTTACGCAACATAGTCGAAGCGGTATCACTTTCAACGTCCCAGCGTAGTGTTACTGCTACTTCTTGAGGACCAATTTTTTCTTGCTTAATTACACGAAAACCACGCAAGATACCTTGTGCATTTACTGCAATATTATCAGTAAGATTATGTGCAGTATCGTTATAGTTGTTACGCTCCATGAAGTTGGTAGTCTTATCAGCATTATCTTGTTGTTTAGCTTTTAATACTTCTTCATCGGAAAGTGCTACGGTATCACCGTTAGGAGCACGTTGTTTCATTTTGTCAGCTGCCTGTTCAATGTTCTTGGCAATAGTACGATTTACACGGCTGCTACTAACATCTTCATTGATGAAGTGACGCACATTAGCGCGGGCTTTATCACCTGCACGAATCAATGCAACACGTACATTGTTTTCAGTATTGCCATTCGTAGCAGCAGTACCAACTGCCTCAATAGCGGTGATATCACAATTTTTCTTGCTAGCAAACCAACTACATTCAGATTC